AGCGATCCGGCTTTCCGGTGTGCAGCGTTGCTTGCTGCGATGACTGAACTATAACCTAAAAAGATCAGAGTTGCGCAACACCCTTGTTGTAAATTTGCTCAAAAATATCAACCAGCACCGGATGCTTGGCACCCATGGCCTGCACCACCTGGAGCGCGTCGGCGAAATACTTGCGCTTGCGCTCGGCGCTCCAGTTCGGTGGATCGCTCAGGATGTCGCGCAGGTTCGCTGCCTTGTCGGCGATCTTCACGGCCGCCGCGCGTGCGCTCATCGTGCGAGCTTTGGTGGCCTGAGCTGCCGTCTTGCCAGCGTATGGCACGGCCGGATCATTGGTGAGCTCAGCCACCAGATCCGCCACGTCATGGCCGAACTCGGCCACCAGGTGGGCGTGCGTCACGCCGCAGTCCTCGATGGTGTCGTGCAGCAGCGCGGCCTGCAGCATGGCCTCGTCGGTGATGCCTGCATCATGCAGGATGGCGACCACGGCGCGCGGGTGAGTGATGTAGGGTGTCTTGCCGTTGCCGCGGGTCTGCCCTGCGTGGGCTTTCTCGGCAAACTGATCGGCGCGTCGGAAGTGAGGACGAACAGAGGTGCCGTCCCGCCTGGTGTAGCCCTCGACGTGGCCCTTGAAGAGCAGGATCACGCGGCCCCCTGTTCGGCGGGCTCGTCAACCGGCTCACGGTCCATGTAGGGCCGGACTTCTTCCAGGCTCATGGGGTTGCTCATGCGCAGCACGCGGTCAGCATCGCCCTGGTACGGATCCCACTTGCCCGAACTGTTCAGGAAGACCTCCATGCCCTGGCCATCCTGCAGCCGAAACACTGCGCCCTCCACCTCGAAATACTGAATGTCGCTCACGTCAGGCTCCAGCCGTTTTGAACAAGATCATCATAGGTGATCGCATGGATTTGGTCAATTTTGAGGACTTTGCAGACTCGCGCTCGGGCTGTGGCTTTGTGGCTTTTTCCCACGCATCGCCGTACATCTTTTCCTGCTCGGCCATGGCCGCTGCGTGGGCTTCGCGATCAGCCGGATCCCACTTGCTCTTGTCTTTGTCCAAGCCCTTCTCGCGGTACTTGCCCTCGATCGAGCGCGTGGTCTCATAGGGCTTGTGGCCCTTTTCCTTGGCCAGCGTCATCGGCTTGACGTGCACCTGCAGCTCGGCCAGCAGGCCGTTGGGCAGCTTCACGATCATGTTCAGGTCGCGGTAGCCTCCTGGCAGCGGCTTGACCAGATTGTTCTTTGGCTTCTGCGCCAGCTCAATGCCGGCCGCCTTCATCTCAGCCAGCACATTCGGGATCTGCGTCAGGCCTGGCACGGCAATGGTGGCGCGCACCATGTCGCGCACCTGGGACCAGTCGCCCTCATAGTCGGTGCGGACCTTCTCCTCGGCGCGGTCCTTGCCCTTGAGCGGGCCCATGAACAGGAAGCCCTTGTCGTTGTCCCAGTGCTCGGGGAGCATGTAGTCAGCCTCGTTCAAGGCCTTGGGGTCACGCCCCTCCGCCTTGGCCTCGGCGCCCTCGCTCTCGACAGCGTTGTCGAACGACTGCGGGCGCTTGCCCGTCTCCAGACCCAGCGATTGGGCAACCTTGCCCAGCATCTCCTGGAATTGGCCCAGGCCTTCCTTGCCCTTGGCCTCCAGCTCCTCCCACGTCTTGACGGGCTGGGGCACCTTGACCGCCAGCTTGTCCAGCTCGGACGTGTTGAACAGCGCTCTGGCAATGCTCTCGGCGCCGTTGTGAGGGTCTGGCGTCTTGCGCTCAGGCTCAGCCGGCGCAGCCCGCTCATGCGGCGACGCATCCGGCGCTCCGTCACCCTTCCAGTGATGCGTGATCTTCTCGTGGTGCACGCGGTGGTAGCCACCGGCGCCGTCGCGCACGGTAACGCCATGCTGGCCGGCAGCAATGACCTCGCCATGCCCCTTGTGCTCACCGTTCTCGAACCCGACGTGCTGACCACGCTGCGCAGGCGGGCCGCCGCGGTCGACGCTCACCCATCTGGTGGTCTGTACGCCTCGCTTGTCGGTGATCTGCTTCTTCTGCAGGCCGGGCCCGCCGGTGTAGGTGCTGGCGGGGGCAGACTTGGTGAACAGCAGCACAGAGCGCGCCGGCATAGACTTTGCAACCATGGGATCTTCCTTCGACTCGTTCGGCACGCCAATGAAGCGGCGCTTGCCCTGACCGTCCTCGACCAGCATGCCATCCTCGCCCTGGTCGATGATGTTGTAGCGCTGGGCGGCGCGCTTCTTGTGCCCCAGGACCTTGTCCCACTTGACCGGGTGGTGCTTGCCGTCAATCTCCACGGTCACGCCATGGCGGCCGTGCGCTGCCACGCGGCCGGTGCACGGCTGGCCCTTGTGGTGCACATAGAGGTGGTCGCCCACCTCCACGTCACCGCGCGGCTCGGGATCCTGCTGGGGCTTTGGCTTCTGGAACGTCATCAGTACAGTGCGACGATGGCCGTGGCCGTGGTTGCGTTCATGACCAGCATGGGGCTGACATCAAGGCGGGTGCCAGCGGGCACTGCGGTGAACGTGGCCGTGGAGCCATCCCACATGGTCACCACGACGTTGCCGGTGCCACCGACCCACAGCCCGATGCAGTCATGCGCCAGCTTGGTGCTGTCGCTCTTGGTGACGGCGGCAACCGTCTCAGCGGCAGCCGTCACCTTGATGGATGTGCCAAGGCCGCGCAGAACGGTCAGGATGCCCTTGGAGATGCTTTGCATGTTCATGATCAGGTCTCGAATTTGAATACTGGAAGGCCGAACGCCTTGGCCATGGCCGCCGGGTCCTGCTTGGGTGGCTGCTCGCCGCCGTCATCATCGGCTTCTTGGCCGAAGTCTTGGCCACCGCCGTCACCGCCACCGCCATCACCACCATCGGCGCCATCGTCAGCCTGGCCGAAGTCACCCTCAGCCGGGGCCTCACCCGGCGCTGCACCAGGCTGGCCGTAGTCCTCCTGCTGAGGCATGGCCTCCTGCTGCCAGACACCAACCAGCGACGGGTTCAGCGGCGCATCACCCCACTTGCCGTCGGCCTTCTTCATGCCGTCCTCGGCGCGCATCTCGTTGACCGACATGATCAGCTTCTTGCGCTCGAAGACCTGCTTCTCGTCCTCTTCGTCCAGGCCGGTGAACTGCAGTTCGTACTTGTCGGAAAACTCACCGATCACGTACTCGCTCAGCGTGCCCTCCAGGTAGGACAGCAGTGGGCGCAGGCCCTTGTCCTTGGAGTTGGCGATCTTCTCCTCGGTGTCGCTGCCGGATAGGGAGGATGTGCCGGTGGTGAAGGACTCGAAATTGATCTCGTCCGGGGCGATGCCATAGATGGCGCAGATGATGGACGCCAAGAAGGTCATCCATTTTCCGAACATCAGCTCGTTGACCTCGGTTCCAATGCTCTCGAACTTAGCGGCCGACTCTTGGTCCTTTGACACCATGACAGGCAGCGTCCAGGCATTGTTCACGCCCTTGACCATGCCGTTCCAGTAGCGTTTGAACGCAGTGATGTCGTCGTCGCTGTAGTTGCCGTGAAGGTTCAGTACACCCTTGGGGATGGCGTTGCTGTCAAAGAACTTGGTGTTGTAGGTGAAGGCGTTCAGAAACCCCGTCACCACGCGAATCAAAAGCTCGGTCTCAGCCAGGCCGTACCCGCCAGCGATCACGTCCGTGCGCGGGTTGCGCGGCACGTAGACCAGATCGTCGTAGGTGTAGACGCTGCGGATCTGCCCCTGCACCACCTGCAGGGCGAAAATCTCATCCTCACCCTGGTAGCCCTCCTCCGCGCACAGGCGGATGGTGGCGCCGTCGACGGCGTACAGGCCGTCCAGGCCCAGCTTCTTGTCGCGCTTCCACTCGGTCTCGATCGCCATGCTGTCCATCGTGAGCGAGTCACGCACCAGCTTGGCCATGAAGTTTGCGAAGTTGTCGCGCTTGAGGCGCATGCGCTGGCGTGGTCGTGTCTCCCAGCCTGAGTTCATGATGAACTGCTCCAGGAGCTTGATGCTCTCCTGCTCGCTGGCGTCGATGTTCTCGACCTTCTCCTTGCTGGCGATCTTGAAGCCCGGGCCCTTGCCGCCCCGCTGAGGACGACAGAACCGTGCCACCTGGCGCTGGCGAGTCATGATCACCGCGTTCAGGATTGGCGTCTGGTCGACCATACCCCGCATGGCGTCGAACGAGAACTGCCCGGGGCGCTCGAACCAGTCGCCGTTGATGTTGATCTGCAGGTCGTCGATCCAGACCGACTGCATGCCGCGCTTCTGGCCAGACTGCACCGCGTTCGACGGGAACTGGATCACCTTGGAGCGCTGCAGCGCCTTCGCCATGGCCTGGTCTTCCAGGTCACGGTTGATGAAGTCGATGATGGGCTGAATGTTCGATGCCGGGATCAAATCAGACAGCGCGGACGGCATGGCCGACTTCTGCAGCTCGGCCTGCGCGTCGTATCGCTCATCCGCGGGCGCGCGCGGGTCGTGTGCTACAGAACGGGCATGGTCACTCATGCTGCCATGATGACGTCACGACAAAAAGACACGCGGAGCTTGCGCTTTTTTGATGAAGTGAGCGATAATTGATCAACCAACAACCGGAGAATGAATTGGATGCCATGAACTTCTACGCCTTTGCTTTGAGCTTCGCTGCTGAGCACTGGTTTCTGGCCTGGTGCATGCTCTGGCTCTTGTGGCCTGTCTTCATGCTGCCCAATCTGGTGTTCAGGATCATCAACCGCGCCTTCCGCGTGATCAATGTCTCCATCCGCGGCTGGCCGCCCGAGCACCTTGATGCTGACGGTGACTGGAAGGCAGCGCCGAAGTGGACGAGGCCGACGCCACCACCGACGAGGCCGGCTACACCAGTGGCCCTGTGAGCGATGGCGGCATGGATCCGCGCGATGTCAAGCCACACCTCGCAGGCGACGGCCCGGACCCGATGTATGACGAGGCCGTGGCCATCGTGATTCAGCACCAGCGGGCATCCATCTCGCTGGTGCAGCGCTATCTGCGCATCGGCTACAACCGCGCTGCTCGCCTGCTGGAGGAGATGGTCAAGCAAGGGGTCGTCGCAAACGACAACACCAGCGGCGGCTACAAGCTCCTGTAACAAAACCACCGCCGGGCCCAGCCCGGCCACACATCATGCACACAACTGAACAAGCTCGCACCCTCTGGTGCCCCATGGTGCGCATCGCGCGCCGCGAACACTCCCACCCAGCAGATGATGAGGGCAACACGGCGATCGCCTCGGGCTGCAACACCGACGCCCTGGGTGGCGTGCGCGTGCCAGCGTCGTGCCGCTGCATCGCCGACCAGTGCGCCATGTGGCGGTGGGACCGTTTGTATGAAGGCAAGCCGACACACGGCTACTGCGGCCTGGCCGGAAGATCCACCATATGATCCGCCTGCGCGTCTACGCGGCCTGCGGCCTGGTGCTGTGGGCGTTCATTCACTTCACACCACGCATGACATGACCACAACCCACACATTCACCACCTGCTTCGGCGATGACGACGCGCCAGTGACCGTGACCTACACCTACAGCCCGGCCGAGCCGATGACGCTGGAGTACCCTGGCTGCGAAGCGGCAATCGAGATCAGCACCATCGACTGCGATGTGATCGTGCCGGAGGAATGGCTGATCGAGCAGGCATGGGAGCACTTCTGGGAGCAGACAGCATGAGCAAGTACCAAGCACTGATTGATGCGCTGGCCGGTGTGGATGGGCAGCTTGGGCAGCCATCCCTGCACAGCGGTCATGTGATCTACGCCGAGACCGAGGAATGGTGCAGCGTGGACATCAACGTCAAGCTGTCCGCAAACAAGCACATCTCTGGACCGCTGGCGCGATTCATCAAGGAAGCAGCCAACCCCTCCACCATCCGCGCCCTCCTGGCTGATCTGGAGAGGGCGGAGAAGGATGCAGAGAGGTATCGGGAGCTTAAAAAACGGTTCCGCGTAATGAGCCTAGACATGGGTGGGAATCACACATGGGTCTTGGCGTCGAGCGGGTGGCTGAAGGGCTCGTCAATGGACGAAGCCGTAGACGCACTGGCTCAGATGGCGGGAGGGTGAGATGGCCTCATACCGCGTGAGCTTTGAAATCGAAGTGCCGGACGGGATACCAGCGCACGAGCTGGAGACGTTCTTGCGCTTTGAGCTTGGCGAGATCGGATCCATGAAGTTGGAAAACGAAACCCTGCGCAACTCTGACCTTGGGTCTTTCAAGGTCAAGTACGTGAACGTAAATTGAGGAGCCCCACCCATGACCCCCAACCAACTGCCACCGCTGCCTGAGCCTCACATCGGCCTGCCTTGGAGGCACAACGCCAAGGATGGAAGCATTCACAGCAGCGCGTTTACTTGGGCGCAAATGCACGCCTACGCACTTGCCGCCCTCGCCCAACAGGCGCAGGAGCCGGTGGCGTGGCTCTACGTTGACACAGTCGGGGAGCGCTACCTGTGTTTCTCGCGCCCAACCGGTGGCGGGGCCATCACGAACCTCTACGCCACCCCACCAGCACCGCAAGTGCCCGCGCCAGTGGATGAGCGGGAGGCGTGGCTTCCGATTGAGTCGGCGCCGAAGGATGGGACGCCAATTCTTGCTGCTCAGGCAGGATTGCATCCTGAAACTGGTGAACCCTTTGTGCCGTGCTCTGTCATTCTTGACGGAGACAAAGTGCAGGTGTTTTGTGACTCCGATGCTGACGAGTGGGTGAGTCTGAGCGATTGGCGATTGACCCACTGGCAACCCCTTCCCCCAGCACCACAAACGAAAGGCCAGCCATGAGCAAGGCAATACTCACGGTGCTCGTTAGAATGGAAGCTATGGCATTTTGGCCGATGGCGTCACAGATTACAGAGGTAGGCTGGCACAGCGACAACGTCCGGCCATCGCGCCCAAAGCCCAGCAGCAAGAGCAAATCCACTCACAAGCAAAACGCCCGCAAGGCGAGGAAAGGCCAGCCATGATCTCCGAGCAACTGCACAAAGACGCCATTCGGTTCAAGGAGTGGCACGAGGGCCGCGCCGCTCAAGCCAAGAACTGCGCGACGTTCAATGTGACCCCAGCGCTGCAAGAAATTGCAGCGGGTCACGAGAAGGTAGCGGCCACCATTGCTGCGCTGCTTGATGCCCTCCCCCAGCCCGCGCCATCACCGCAGCCTGACGTGTCGGTGGTGAGCGATGAGCAGATCGACGCACTGGCCGCTGGAAATAATTACCCCGGCACAGTGCCTGGATACCGAAGGTTCGCCCGCGCCATCCTCGCCCTGCGCCCGGCTGTGGAGCCGATGACGCCAGAGCAGTGGTGCGAAGTTCTGGGCACGGCTGGCGTTGATTTGTTGGAACTTGCAAAGATGTGGTCGGACAACAAGATCCACGTCTACCAGTTCACCAACGAAGCCGAAAAGATCGTGAAGGCTGCCGTTCTGCGCGGCATCACAGCCAAGGCAGAAGACGCCCACAAACCCACCAAGGAGGCCGAGAAGGCCGAGAAGACCCCTTGACCAACGTGTTAGGCCTGTGGCGCGAAGCCGAGGCCTGACCAACACACAAGGCGAGGCCGCAGGCCTGGCCGCTGACAACGAGGCTTGCGGAGCAGGCCGGATAGGAGCGATATGAACGACGCACGGGACCAAGAGATTGCCCGCCTGACCCTTGAGGCTGTTGGCGCGCTGCTGCGCACCCTGCCGACCCGAGAAGAGAAAAGCACAGCCCTGAGCTATCTGCTGATGGCTGCATACAAACCACTGCGGGCCGTCGAAGGCGACGATTTTGTACGTGGCTGGCTTGAAAGCGCGCTGCTTGAGGTGCAGTCGATGCCGCCCGATGTTGAGCTGGTGGACCTGCATTGAGGCCTAACCCCCCAGCTAAGCGCGCGGCGTAGCCGTCCGCTTGAGCGCCCGGTTAGGCGGCACACGATAGAAAGGAATTGAGATGGCAGAGAAAGTAGTGATTGGAAACGCGGAACTGTGGCACGGTGACTGCCGGGAAGTGCTGCCACTGCTGCCGCGTTTCGAGTTGCTGCTGACTGATCCGCCTTACGGTTTGGCCATTGGACGCCCGGAAAACAACAAGCGCGGGCGGTACGGCAAGCAGCCCGGCGCCGCGCATGAAGCCAGCG